CTTAATATCATTCTCAAGGCAGTAATCAAAATCTCTTTTCAATAAATCCCAATCGCATTTTGGATTGTCCCAGTGAAGGTCGGACATCATTGCAAGTTGAACGGTTGCTCCATCAATGTGAAGCTCATGAATGTTTTTAGAGTGCTTTTTGAGCATATTTAAAAAGGTATTTGGTGAATAATCCGAGTCCAAATCCTATAACAAACAACCAAATATTTGCTTTCGATTTCTTCTCGCTTTTATATTTGGCAACTTCCACCTTTTGAATTTGGCGGATAGTATCTCTTTTCAATTTAAACTCGATTTTTTTCTCCCAACGGGTGCGTGGAATGTACTGAGTTTTCCACATTACAACCGTATCCTTCTGAGTGATGAATTTCTCCCACACAATTTCGTTGTTCACGATCACGGGAAATGAATCAACCGATGTGATTTGGATGGTATCGGATACCTCCTCACATTTGTATCCTTTTTTGATTGCCTTGTTTAGATGGTGCTCTGCTGAACACGATACCAATAATACACTAACGAGTATTAAGGCCTGAAGGTTTTTTGATAATCTGATAATCGATTGAGCCATCCGTTCAAAAATTTAGCGTTTTTTCCTGTTGAAATTGCATAAAAGAATCGTTTTCTTTCGTTGATTAATTCATCAAATAATTGTGTGGGATTGATAGCATTTGCACAGTTAATCGTTTTATTTCCGATTATCCCATCTATACTGCACAACAATCCACAGTGATTGATTGCAACCTGTAAACTTTTACCTGCTTGTTTGGCTCCGCTTCCCCATGCCATTCCTGTAACAAATATTGCAATGTTTTGTGACGTAAATGAATCACCTTTAACACCATCCCAATATCCTTTTTTAAATATTTTAAACCAATCCGCTGAATTCATAGCAAAGAATCTTGCATTGTTTTCGGGACCATAAAAAGAAACCCACGTTTTGTATGTGATTCCTGCGTTTGTATGCCATCCCGTTTTGCCATTGAATGGTGTTGGACATGGATAGGATGAAGCCGAATCATTTTTATCACGACTCAATCCACCTTCCCATTTCTTCACGAACTTAACGTACTTTTCAATCAATGTCATTTGAATTCGTCTAAGTTAGTTTTTGTCCTTGTGATAAATTTGCGAAGAGCTGCGAGTACATTCTTGCCTGTAACACTCTCATATGATTCGTTGATTGACTTTATCTCAACCATCACGCAAAAGAATGCGAATACTTTGGTCATTATAAGCTCAACGGAGATGAACTGAGCAATGATATCCCCTGCGATGTACTTCTCAATCAGAAAGGTGAACATAATTGCACCACCATAAAGCAATGACTTGGAAATTGTGTCGGATAATCTGCGAGATTGGAACGCATTCCAACCGCCTTTTTTTACTGATCGCCAAATACCGAAGCAAGTATCAATGAAGATGGCCAACATTGCCAAGTATATCATCGGCATAACCGGTGAAAGTACCGCCCAAAACGAAGCTAACAATATCAACACATTCTGCCTCATAATACCAATATTTGATTGTTATAACCGTTATCAGTTGGATATCCACAAGTCCATGTTCCATTCATGAAGCAATTTCCCACACACATATGACAATCAATCTGAGGTCTTAAATCCGTATCGCGATTCTCATGGGATGTGAAGAGTGGAAATTCCGCTTTGTTCTTTACCAGGTAGCGAATCAATCTCATTTCAAAGAATGATGCCTTTTGTGCATAATGCTCCATCCCGAATGCGACATCTGAACGAGATACACTGGATGAGTTATCACCGAATTGAGTTTGAAGTCCTTTGTTCTTAAGTTGATAAGTCAATCCAAAGATTGCATCCTCTGCTGAACGCCACGCGACAACCGGTTGAATGAATAGAACAAGAGCTTCCTCTTCCGGTGTCAATGTTTGGTCGTTGTATGCCTCCAAAAGATAATCATAAAAGACAGTCCCGAGTATTGGCATCACTCTCAATTGTGCTTGAGTCGCAATATATGGAGTCACATCAGTCACATCCACATTGGCAGTGATTGGTGTGTTCGTTTTGAGGTAGGTTTCAGTGATAAAATACAACATTATGCTTGAGGTGTTTGTGGTTGATTACTTGCAATAACATCTCCACCTTGAATTGGAGGTAACGATGCGAGAGCTCTCACTTCATTCGGTGTCATGGTATCCAATACCTTAGTCGCAACCAATGGACTCATGGCATTCAATGCGTCTTGAGTTTTGGATGCATCACCTTCCACCTCAACGATTGTTTCATTGATGATTTGGAAGTTGTTGATTTTGAAATCTGCGTTGATTTTTGCAATTCGAAGTATCTCATTGAATATATCAGATACCTGTTCTCTTAATGGCATCACAACATTCTTTTCAAATATCACATATGCTTGTTTGATATCACTTCCTGAGCCAAGTGAGCCGGTTGTTCGAACTCCCATCAGTATCGGATCTATTGTATGAGCAAAACAAATTTGCTCAGTATTCAATCCGGATGCTTCCTGGAATAGTTTATCGTTTTGATTGGTTGGAATGCTTTCAATTTTAGGCATCTGCTCCGCACCATTTGAAAAGAATGCGACTGCCTTTCCTGCATTCGCTGCACCTTTCATCTTGTCCATCGTATTTCTTAGGACATTTTTCTCCTCTTCCGACTGCGGTCGTTTAGGGAACATCATTGCGAATGATGGGAAAACACTGTTCTGAATATTTGATTTTGCGAAGTACGAAAGTTCGCCAGAGAGATATGCAAAATTAAGTGCCGATGTGTATTTTGGAAGCGGATACCACTCTTGACCTAAACACTCAACCTCGTATACAAATAATTGGCATTTATCAGTGCAGGTTGGATGGTATCTTTGAATGTCACGCACGTCAATTCTTGCGGACCAATCATCGCAAAGGAAATAATCATTATGATCACGTCCTCTTCTCACTTTATCCGGAGATTGATTCTCCATTCGAGTGAGCTTCATTTTATCATCAAAGTACAATTTAAAGTAAACACGATTGTGTACAATCAATTGTTCGGTTGTAATCCGAACTGTCTTTTTCAATCGAGATTTCTTCTCAAATGTGTACAATTCAAGGAGCTCTTGAGGTGTCGTTGTAGTTGTTTTCAATTCAATCCCTCCACCAATTACTGCATTGGTTTTATAATCCACAATGGAGCCATGCAAAGGCGATGAGTATACCAATTGGTTAAGGACGGAAGGAAATAAATTTGAATCCCCGAATGGAATGTATCCACTCGTTTGATGCCTCCCATTAACGTATGGAAGAGATAAATTCCCTGAGCCAATTTTAAGAAATGGTGTTGAAAAGGATTGATATCCTTCTACCACTTCGGGTGATTCCTGCTTTGTTGTTCTGAATCGGTCAAATAATCCCATGTTTAATCGTAGATTGAGTTCGTTATTGCACCACTTACAACCATTCTCCCCTCCTCAATGACCACTCCGGTCGTATCCTGGATTGATGTTGGTGGAATTGTTGATTCGTACACTGAATATCGGTATTGTCCCTTGACCAAAATCACATCAACCGGCTCATCCAATAGGAAGAGATTGAATCTTTCCTTCCAATCGGAGATGTCAGCGGTGGTGAATAGGATGGGAGTGTCGGTTGTATCCATTTCATTCTCAAAAACGAACAAATAATACGGATTCGAGAGAGTGCTCACCTCAGTCAGAGTCAGCACAATTGAATTAACCTCACCTTTATCAATGTAAATCATACTAATATATTAAGAAAACCTTCAAAAATGTTTATAAAAAAAGCCCACCCTAATGGATGAGCTCTCTCTTTTCTAGATAATGTTAAGCAATCAATGCTGCGATAATAGTTGAATCAACCTCGTATGCAAGGAAATCGTTCTCAGCGATCAATGTCACTGAATATTTCGAACCATCTGCACGAGCAGTTCCTGAACCTTCACCAACTGCACTCAATTGTAAATAAGGGAAGTACCAATATTTACCATTAGCATCTTGGATGATTGCGTTTAGGTATTGTTGACCAGCACCAAGTACCTTAATCGCTTGTGACTTAGATTGGTCACGGCGGTGGAACATCAAGCTGATTGTTGCAGTTACATATGAGCTACCATTGACAAGGTCAATCGCTGCATCTTCGGTGTAACTTCCGGTATTTCTGCGGATTTCAAATTCAGTATATAAATCACCACCTGTTATGATGTCGATACTGTCGATGGTCCATGTGTTTGGAGTTGAGTCCAACGTGAATCCTTCGATGTTATCTTGTTGATTTATGTACACTTTGAAAATCCCACCACTGTTATTGTCGCACGACTTAACTATGGATTCTAAATTTTCACAAGCCATTTTTGTTGTTTTAAATATTGAAAAATAGAGGGGAGTATTTCATCCCCTCAGAAATATTAATTATGCAGCAGCATTGTAGAATACAATCTCAGCACCATTCACATGAGTGAATCCAACTTTCATGTTTGCACGAGTACGGATAACCGGCTCAGCAACTGTATCAGCTAAATTGATAGCTCTCAACGCTTTACCATCTCCTTCAGCATCGAAAGAATAGATAAGATTTCCTTTCAACGTAGCGACAATTTTGGAAGTTGTTCCCATTCCTGGACACAATACCATCTTGATACCTAAGTAAGAGAAATCTAATGCTTGAGTCAAGTTGGCTTGAGTATTCGCAGCAGCAACCGCAGCACGGTAAGCAGTAGCAACCGGTGTTG